TACCCTATGCAATGGCATACCTACTAACTCCAACCCCAGCACAGGCCACCACAGAGCGCCACAGCCTATGGTACGGCATGGCATACCCTTTGCATGGCTCCCTGTAAATAAATACGTTAATTAATCCGCATTAGGTATAGACAACCCGCGGCATCGCTGTATAGTTCAACCTCACTCATAAGAAAGGAGAGCGCAACGGATCACCCACCACAGCATCAGTGAGTACAGCAGCAACCCGGCTAAGGAGGCACCGCCGCACAGCAGCAGCGACCACCCCACGGGGGGATCAGCACGTGACGGAGTAGGGGAGCCTTCATAACTACGCGAGGTATTTTTAGGAGCCAGTTAGTACCGGCTTCTGCTCAAGCACTCTCAAGTCCTCTCAAGCCTGCTCATCTACCATCAGAGTTCAAGTCCTCCCACTCAAGTACAAACATACCCTCAGTGGCTCCTGTACATTGAATGCGAATGTAGTACGTACTAGCGGGTAGCCCCCGCAACCCTGTACTGCTGCTCACCGAGGTAGCAGCCTTTACAGAGCCACCTGTTCCGGCGATGATACGGATAGGTTCCCGGACTATACCACCGGTTGCAATACCCCCAGTGCTCAGCGAAATTGTGCTCACCGGGGTTACACCAATCCTGTACTTACTCTGCACGTTATTCGGCAGGGCCACCCACGTACCTCCGGGAGCACTCCCTGTTCTAATTTCTACACGGGCCTCCCCTTTGTGCACAGTCAAGGCCTCGTACTGTAGCAGGAACGGCTGGGTAGCCACGAGTCTTAGTACAATTAGCTCTGTGCCAGTAGTTGTGAACTCAAAGAACGAACGGAACTGCTTGCCTTCCCAGAATCCGGTGCCACCTATGTGCACCAGCTGGGCGCCACGGAAACTTCGCAGAGCCTCCGCTATTTCGTTTATCATGTTTCTAAAGACAGACATACAACCTCCTGTGAGGCGCTGTACTGCATAGAGGATTAAGGTGGTACGTACGTACCACCCTAGTCCTGAACATTACACTGCGGCGATTACAGCGTCGATTGCGGCGTTAGCTGCGGAGATTTGCGCGTTCACTACAGCCAGAGTACCGGCTTGGTCGCCTTCGCTCTGGGTGAACTTCTGGAACATAACCGCTACCTTGAACACTTCGTCACGGGCGGTTTGGATTTCTGCTTGGGTTGCTGATTCAATAGCCATTTCAAATACCTTCGATGTTAGAGTTGATTTCATAAGTTGAGTTCAGTGCATTGCAACCGGCCAAGGCTTCTTGGTACGATTGTACGGCTGCGCTGAGTCCGCCGTTTGTGCTCACATCAATCTTTGGATGCTGGCACAGTACTCCCTGTACCGGCGCAATTCCCCTTGATGCACAGGCTGTCACGGACAGCACTAGGCACAGGAGAAGTACTCCATTCAGGATTCGCTTGAACTGCATTCTGGACTGCCTCTCGGACTGGGGAGAACTCACGCTGTACGGCTTGGACTTGCGCCCGGAACCTGTCTGCGCGTTCTCGTTCCCATACCAGTAATTGATCGGTAGCTTGTACGCGCTCTGTGAGCGCCCCTAACCGGGCTTGCTGATTCAGGATGAACCAACCCCCAGCCCCGAGCAAAAGCGTTGCACAGAGCACGAGGGCCAGCTTTACTGCGCCGCTCGTAAGTCCTGTGTACATACCTTGTACTCCGCTTGGCGTCTGTTCTCTAAGCCCCTGTGGGGCACCAGATTCACTGTAGCCCGCCAACCCCTTGCTACCCCCTTGCTTGTCTTCCAAGGGGCTACTATAGCAGCGCAGGCGGCTTCCCAGCGGCCTTGCTTCAGGTGAGGCAGCATAGGGCTAGACTTGAAGCCATGAACTCCAGCGTTGTACGCTGTGCTCGTCATGGCGACTTCTACTGAACCGGGCATCTCCCGGCCCACAATACCACGTACACCCTGTAGGGCGTGGTCTACATCAATGAGCAATTGCTCTGTGCATTCCGCGGCTGTGTACTCAGACTTAGTGATGCGATGTGTACCGCCGAAGCAGTACGTACTCACACCTCCGACATCCCCGTACACACTCCGCACCTCTCCCTCATGTGTGCCTATGAACGCACCGGCAGTGGCTAGGACTGCACTAGCTCCCACCGCTACTAGCCGTTGCTTAATCGACACGCTTGCCTCCACGATTCTTCCAAGCCTGTCGCAGATGCTTCACGGTGTACAGCAGCTTAGGGGTTGCGTTGAACAACACGACCAGTAAGTACAGTACAGTCAACACTGCTATGACTTCATTTAATGTTACGACAGACACTGTTGCGCCTCCTATTGCTATAGCACCTCGGGCGCTTTCTGCTTGTACGTTGAAGTCCATGCTATCTCTCATTTAAACCTCCGTGCCAACGCCCGGTGGCGCCGCCCACTGGAGCGTGTTTGCTTGAATTGACTTGTTCCCATTGGATCGGCTATAAACACTTTGACTGCCTCTTTGCGCCGCACCTGTGCTTCCTTCTCCTCGTCGATAACGAGGAAGTCTATAAGCTCGCGGCATAGTTGTTCTAAAGCATCCAGCCTGTCGTCCTTGTTCAACGATCCTCGGTCTGTAGTGATGTTGTGCATCTGGTACAACCCAGAGTACGTGATCCTACGGTCAGCCGGGTACTCTCTAATCAGTTCCGCATCCATATCAATGGCGGACTTGTGCATTACTAGGCGGTGGCGTTGGAGGATTGGGCGGATACTGTCGATGATTCGACGCTCCTTCTGCCCTGTAGCGTTCTTCTCCGTAACTGCTACACCCGTTACACGGCGCTTGCCGTGCTCATCTAGCCCGTTAAAGTAGTTCTGGATGAGTCGGGTTACTGCACCCGCACCCATGTTCTTCTCTACTACTACGTGCTTTACGTCAAACTGGTTCACTAAGTCTACCAGCTTCTCCAAGTTCTTATCAGCGAAGCCTCCACGGTACCCGCCCCAGCCCACGCAATGCATGAACGGGCCTACGATACCACCAATAGCAAACGCTAGCTCATCGCCACCGTCACTCGCCGGGTCTACTGTCATAGTCATACTGCGCGGTGCACAGAACACATCGGACATACTACCGGGTCGGAACAGCTCAGGCTTGAGCATTTCTAGGTTGCTAGGCACTGGCCACTGTAGCCGTGGGTCAGCTGCCCATGTAAGTACCTCAGGTACACTGTCGTGTGCGAAGTCGCCTACGATCAGATCACGTACCTTGAGCTGCTGCCGCTGTGCATCCATGAGCGCAGTGTTCAGCATGTACTGAAGTTCAAAGCCTTCCGGGCCTTGATCCATTTCTTTTGTTTGTAAAGTTGCCTCGTCAAACCGGTGAGGGTCTGTAGGCCAGCCACGGGAACCATCAAGGCCACCGCCTGTACGGCACTTGTCGCCAAGCATCTTCATACGTTCAAGTATAGAAGGCGCAAGGTGCGAGCCGTAAGCTATCTCCTGCTCTGGTGTCGGGAACCTACCCGGCCAGATGCGTACCTCAAAGCCCCGCATAGGCAGCCGGTTATAGATGCTGTCCTTAGTCTGGGGCGTCCCCAAGTACATGATGCGACCGTGTGTACAGATCGAACTGAACTCTTTGGACAAGTGTTCTAGGCTGCCCCGCTGGTGTGCGGTCAGGCCGTTCTTAGTTGTTTCGATGTCGTCTGGTATCAGGATGTCTGCCCGCAGTCCCTGTAGGGAGGCGGTGATACCGATGCAGTTAACACTAGCGGATTTGTTAATACCCCGCAAGCTGTAGTGTACGTCGAACTCGCCGGTACTTACCCGGTCGCCAGCGTACCTATCAGGGATCAAGTACGCGAGCTTCTCCCAGCGATGAATCAAGCCGTGGATAAGCACACCGTTCTCATCAGCCTTGGGCTGGGCGCCGGATACCAGCAGTACTTTACAAGAGGGGTTCTGTACGATACTCCACACGCCGTAAATACAGGCGATGGTGCTCTTGGCTTCCCCTCGCTGTGCCTCAGACATCTGGGAGTCCGGCCCGTACTGCAACCAGATAGCCATATCTGCTTGCATCCAAGTCAGCTCAAAGCCGAGGAACAGCATTGCGTCCCGGGCGAAGTCAACGAACTCGGGGTACATATCGCGGACTAAACAAGCCCGCTCGTATCTTTCCCGAATATTCATCAGGACTCCTCTCAGTGTTAGTGGTACAATGCCTCAAGGTCTTCCTGAGCCAAGCCAGCTGCTTCCATAGCCTTTGAGCGGCGGTTCTTAGACTGATCCATAAACTCGTCCCGCAGGGCTTTGATGCTCTCGTCGTCTACTGGGTCGCAGGTCACACTGTTGTCCTTTAGGAACTTGGCGACCGCGGCCTTGTCAGAAGCTGGGACTGGTATCGGGGGTTCTTGATCCCGGTACCACATCAGCTCTGTAATCATAATGTCGGCAAGTAGCATGTGCAGCTCACCAAGTTTGTCTAGCTTAGCTGCCATGGGTAGCTCCTGTAATATTTAAGTGATAGGACTACGCCCAGCCAAGGGCGTAATCGTTTGCGGATACTGAGATTGTTATCCTTTATTAGTTGTCTGCAACTACAGTGTTGTAAATAAACTTACCCGTGGCGCTTACAGAATTACCACCCCCACCAGTAATAATCTCCTAGCGTTTCTCCGGCTCTATCAGGTATTGGACAGTCCTGCATCCAAGATAGATCCGGCTCACTTTTAATATTACCTGATACGCATCCCGTCAGGAATAGGCATATCCATACAATTAATAAAACTC